TCTTTACAACTAAGCAAGAAGAAATTCTACTAAAAGCATTGGTAGACTTAGATGCTTGTAAGAAAAGTGAATTCCTGCTAAACCAAAACGTTAATTCTTATGAAATAAGATTAAAAGATAAAGACTTGGCTATCAAGACGTTAACTGATTCATATGTTAAATGTCAGGATTCAAATAAAATAAACCTTGAAAAGATTGGGACCTTACAGCTGAATGTAGACAACTTAAACTCTGAGCTTATTACTACTCAGGACAATCTAAAAACTTACAAGATCTCAACAGGAGCATTTGTACTCACAACTACTCTATTCCTTGCTACTACTGTAATTGCAATTCTAAAATAAAAGATTTGGTTATATAAGATTCCTTGTTATATTTGCACAAAGCAAACTAATAACAAATGGAAAATTTTAATTTTAAACCAACCCGTGATTGGTTGGTAGTCCCAAAGCCGGACAAAAAAGTAACTGACGCAGGTATCATCCTGTCAGAAAAATCAGCATCTGCACTTCGTTCTAACGTACTTCCAGTAATAGCTGCAGGACCAGATTGCAAATGCAAGCCTGGAGATGTTGTATACATCCACCCAGCAAGTGACGGAGTAATCATTGAAATTGACGGCAATGACTATGTTATGATTAACGAGTCAATGGCTGTATTAGGAGTAATGTAATGAACGGAACAGTCACTCTATCATTAGAGGACTACCATGCTCTTAAAGATGCATCTCCAAATCTTCAATCATTAAAGAAAGATATACTTCAAGCTACTAAAGAGATTGAAGTATTTCTTACTTTCTTGGTTACACGAGAGAATATTGACGAACATCTTGAAGAGTTTAATAGTTACTCTAAAACTTGCAAAGTGCACATCGTAGATGGCCGTGCAAAAATCCAACTAATCAAACTTAAAGAAAACGATGAGGAAGTTTAATATTAAAACAGACAACACGTTAAAGTTCTTACAAGTATTCAACGGAATCCTAGAATTAACAGACACAGAACTTAGAATTCTAGCCAGCTTCATTGATAATAGTGAGACTGTAAACCTGTGCTCTCCTGCTAACAAAAAGAAAGTAGCAGAGATTATGGAGATCAAAGACCACAACACTTTAAACAATTATGTTAAAAGATTGAAGGACAAGAATGCCATAATTCAAACAAAGAATGGATACGAGCTATCCCCATTACTTAAAAAAGAGCAGGTTCAGATTAACGTAATACCAGTATGATCCCAACAATAGTAACCAGTAGCAAAGTAGTTACCTACTTCTACATGGAATCTGTACGATTAGGGGTCGTCCAAAACGGAAAAGGGAAAGTAGAATTACTTGAAATAATTTTTGAAAATGAGCAAATTACCGAGTAAACTTCAAATGGCTAAAAACCTAATGTCTGCAGTTGCTACACACGTGGCCACAGGTGCAGAAAATGTGTCAAAAGATAAATACGAACAAAGATTGCAGGCTTGCAATTCTTGTCCACATCTAGTAGACAACCAACAATGTGGATTATGTGGCTGCTACGTAGAAACTAAAGCTAAGTGGGCTACCAGCACTTGTCCAGATAGCCCTCAACGATGGGATAAACACGTTGTTGGTAAAGAAGGGAAGAAGCTAAATTTAAAAAAATGAAGGAAAAGATAATTATCCAAAAACTTGCAAGCAAGTTTAACTTACCGCTTGCTAAAGTTGAGGAGATTGTCTACCATCAATTTAAATACGTAGCCAAAGTCATAAAAGACGGAGACTTTCAATCTGTTAGACTTCCATATTTTGGAAAATTTCATGCAAAAAAGACTAGGATTGCGTATTTAAACGAATTAAAAAGAAAGAAGAATGAAAGACTTGCTAACGGTAAATAACAACATAGTCATACCATCAGTGTATGCTCTGACTATCCCAGAGTTTGAAAAACTTACAGTCAAAGAGCTAAGCTTTGTATTCTTTTATGCTGATCACAGGTCAAGTTATTCTGCATATGACGATGAAGAACGTCAAACAAAATTAGAAGAAGACTTAAAAGTAAAAGTCAACCCAAAATTAGCAGGAGCCGTAAAGAAATACCAAGAGCTAAATGAAACTCACGGGATAAAACTACTGAAAGCAGCTAGATCTTCAGTAAACAAGCTTGAAAAATACTTTCAAAACATAGACTTAACAGCTATGGATGACAATGGTAAACTTCTTTACCAAGCAAAAGACTTAGTTGCTAACCTATCTAAGGTTGGAGAAGTTGTAGAGGGGCTAGACAGGCTAGAAGAACTAGTTCAAAAGCAACAAGCTAAAGATAACCCAAATAGAGCAGGTGTAAAAACTAACAAGTACAGTGAGTAAACTTAAAGACACACATTTATTTGCACCGGCCGCTGCTCATTACATTGAGAATGGCTTTTATACTGCTGCACTTCCTGGAACAAAGCAGTACTACGAATACTGGGACACAGAACAGTTCAGGTGCATGCATGGGTACGAGATTAATGGGGTAAAAATTTCTGGATTCCACTACTTTTACTTAAATTATTGTCCAATTGATAGAATTATAGATGAAGAACAACCTGATGGTGAGATTATTTCACGTCGTGACCGAAGCTTCCCAGCATTTTATGACGGTGACCACGAATACTTTAACTCAGTTGACAAAGCACGTAGAGACAATAAGCACCTTGTCGTTCTTAAAGCCCGTCGAAAGGGATTCTCCTACAAAGCTGCAGCTATGCTTTGCCGTAACTACTTCCATATTCGTAATTCTAAGAATTTTGTATTTGCTTCTGACAAGCAGTACCTAACTGGGGATGGAATGCTTTCAAAAGCTTGGGACATTGTATCATTTGTAGATGATAACACAGCTTGGACCCAACCACGTTTGATTGACCGAGAGATGCACAAGCAATCTGGGTACAAAAAGAATGTAAACGGAGCAGACGTAACTCTTGGGTTTAAATCACAGATAATTGGTGTCAGCTTAAAAGATGATCCAGACAAAATCCGTGGTAAAGCAGGTGAGCTTATCTTCTTTGAAGAAGCAGGTTCGTTCTCAGGGTTATTAAAAGCTTGGGAAATAGCCATGCCTACAATGAGACAAGGGTCAAAGACACTTGGAACAATGATTGCTTTTGGAACAGGTGGAGAAGAGGGGCCAGGCTTTGAAGGTATGGAAGAATTGTTCTATCACCCTGAAGCTTACGATTGTCTTTCTTTTGATAACGACTGGGATGCTGGGGCCATGGGGACACAGTGTGGGTATTTTGTCCCAATCTACAAAAACTTAGATGGATTCATCGATAAAGACGGAAACAGTTTAATTGATGAGGCAATGGCCTACGAAGAAGCTCAAAGAGAAAAGAAAAAGAAAGGTAACGACCCAAAAGCTTTTGACCAGTACATTGCCGAGATGCCGTTTACCCCACAAGAGGCTACATTACAAGTTACTGCAAATACATTTGACACTGCTTCTTTAAAAGAACAATACAACAGAGTAATTGCAAACGGTTTAGAAAAGATCGGAGTAATCGGAGAGATGTTGTACGACTCTGCAGGTAAAGTTAAATTCAGACCTGACGGAAACCTTAAACCTATTGTCAAATTTCCACACAGAAAAGACGATAACTTAACTGGAGGAGTTGTAATCTATGAAGCACCGTACAAAACTGAGATTGAAGAATACATACCAAAAAACTTATACGTAGTTTGCCATGACCCATATGCTCAAGGAAAATCTGCATCGGCTACATCTTTGGGTGCTGCTTATGTTATTAAAGTTCCGAACAATGTTTCTAAACCTGACGATATTATTGTGGCTTCGTATGTCGGAAGACCGCAGTCACAAGATGAATACAATAGAAACTTATTTATGCTGGCTGAATACTACAATGCAAAAATCGGTTTTGAGAATGACCGAGGAGAAGTTATTGCCTATGCTAAACGGTTCAGAAAAATGCATCTCTTACAGGAAGAGTTCGAAATGCTGGATAAAAGAGAGCTTAGAAGCAAAACAGTAAAACGACAGTATGGTATGCACATGACGGAGCAACGTAAAGCTCAAGGTGAATTGTACATTCGAGACTGGTTAGTTAGTGGCAGAGGTGCCAACGAAGATGGGGAAGTGACTCTAAACATGCACAAGATTTATGACCCGGCCCTTCTTTTAGAACTTATAAAATTTAACCGTCAAGGTAACTTTGACCGAGCCATGGCCTTAATGATTGGTATGTACCACACCCGTGAGTTGTACAATAAAGAACTAAAACTTGACGATAGAGACAATTCTACCAATGACTGGTTTGATAAAAACTACGAATAAAGTGGGATAAATATAACAAGTAAAGAAAAAATGCATTAATTTAGCTTGTCTGATTTTTCGAACCTAATTTTGTATTAATGTACGGACAAGCCCATATACCTAAACAACGAATTCCACTCAACCAGAAGGATGATAAGTGGAGAAAGGATTGTGTAGATGCATTCATCAACTTATCCAAATTCGGTATAAGTGAACGTCGCAGCTACCTTAAGTCCTTGTATGACTATTACAATGGAGTAATCGATGAAGAAGATTACAACTATGTATTAAAACCGTACGGAAAAACTCGAAAGAACTTTCCATCAAAGTTACGTAACTACCCAATCATCAAGCCTATCATTGACTTGTTACTTGGGGAAAAATCTAAACGTCCTTTAGAATACACAGTTACAGTTCAAAATGCAGACTCAGTTAGCATTAAAGAAGAAGCACTTAAAAATCTTCTACTTCAAAATGTTAAATCACATTTCATTCAAGAACTTGCTAGACAAGGTCAAATGGAAATGCCAGAGGGACAAGAAGAGCCACCACTCCCAAAACAGATTCAAGAAGAATTTAACAGAACTTACGTAGACCAAAGAGCAATCAGTGGACAAGCTGCACTTAACTATATCATGTATTACAATGAAATATATGACAAGTTGCAAAAGCAGTGGTTTCACTTCTTGGTAACAGGAGAATGCTATTCACACAAAGGAGTACGTCGTAATGAACCATTCTATGATGTAGTTAATCCATTAGATATTGACTACGACAAAGATCCAGATATCGACTTTGTAGAAGATGGAGACTGGGCAATCTTAAGAAGATTTGCACATGCATCTACAATAGTGGACGTGTACGGAGAGTTCTTATCTGATGACCAAATTCTAGAATTAGAAAATCCAACTCATACTTCTGCAGAAGCATACCTTCTTTACCGTTCGGAAGCATCGGGAGCAGATGATAACATTTATCGTAACCGTCTTACAGAGGTAGCTCAAGTATATTGGAAATCTCGTAAAAGAATTGGATTTGTTACTTACATGGACCCTGAAACAGGGGCTGAAGAAACATTTGATGTAGAAGAAGGCTATAAATTAACTCCAGAATTAAAAGAAGTTGGAGCTAAATTAGAATGGGAGTGGGTAAACGAAGTATGGGAAGGAACTCGTATCGATAGAAGATTCTATATCAACATTCGTCCATGTCTAAACCAAAGAAATAGCCTAGACAATCCGTCCATATGTAAGCTTCCAATTAACGGAAGAAAGTATTCTGATATTAATTCCCAAAACATATCTCTTGTAACTTTAGGTATTCCATACCAGCTAAATTACAACATTTATAAATACCGTCTTGAATTAGCTATAGCTAGATCAAAAGATATTATTGCCCAGTTTGATATTAACATGATCCCAAAGAATTGGGACATGGATAAGTTCATGTACTATGTAGAAGGTACAGGTATTGCTTGGGTTGACTATAACAAAGAAGGAATTCAGCTGTCTCCTCAGCACCAATCGGTGCTTGACATGTCTATTAAAACAATCTCTCAATATCTTACTCTCCTAGAATCTATTATGGTAGAGTGGGAAAAAGTAAGTGGGGTAACTAGACAACGTCAAGGGCAGATGGGAACTTACGAAGGTAAATCTACATCTCAACAATCTATTGTACAGTCTTCTCATATTACAGAAGACATCTTCCGTAAGTTTAGTTACTTTGAAGAAAGAGAGTTACGTGGATTACTTGACTACTCTAAAGAAGCTTGGGCCAAAGGGAAGAAAGCAATGTACGTTATGCCTGATAGTACTCTTGCTAATGTAGACATAGATCCTATGACTCACATGGAAACTGAGTATGGAATCTTTGTAACTGATGCAGGTAAAGATCTTGAGAAAAAACAGAAAATAGAAGGACTAGCTCAAGCAGCAGTTCAAAATGGTCTTCCACTTTCTGCAGCTATATCTATGTTTGAGTCAGACAGTTTAACTCAGATTAAAGACAAGATTGTACAAGCTGAAAAAGCTCAAGAGCAGTTGCAACAAGCTCAGCAACAAGCAGAGCAAGAGGCTAAACAACAAGATATGCAACTTAGACAGCAAGCCATGGAAATGGAGCAGCTTAATAAAGAAAAAGATCGTCAAGTTGAAATTGAAGTTGCTCTTATTCAAGCAGAAACTGCAGAACAAAATGCATCAACTAACTTACAAAAAATGATGCAAGACTTCCAACTTAAACAACAAGATTTAGCAATCAAAGAAAAAGCAATTGATGCTAAATCACAAACTCTAAATACTCCACAATAATGGGATACATTGACAAATTAAAAGATTCAAAAAAGAAATCAGGGGTTCCTTCACTTGTTGTGGAGCTAATGGATGCAGCAACTAAATTTCACATTCTTCATTTAACTGTAACTGGTCCTGGAAGTTATGCAGCTCACAAAGCACTAAACGATTTGTATGATGCATTACCAGGACATGCAGATACTATTGCAGAAGGTTACCAAGGAGCAACAGGAGAAATTCCAAACTACCCTGCAGATATGCCTGCACACGTATGTGCCCCTGCAATGTCATCTGTAAAACAAGCAATTGCTTACATCGAAGAACTGTATGATAAAATTGCAGACATTCAAGACACTTGCATGTACACTGAAATTATCAACGATTTAGATGCTATCAAATCAGATTTGAACTCTGCTAAATATAAGCTTAAGTTCTTATCTTAAACTTTTAAATTATGTTGGATAACCAAACTCGTAGAGAGCTTTTATCTAAGGCTCGTCAATCAGGCTTTCCAGGAAGTATCTTGGACGTGTTTACTGCTTACGAGCAAGGTAAAGATTTAATTGGGGAATTCCAACAACAGCAACAGCAACAACAAGGTCAGCAAATGTCTGACATGGCTGCACAACAAGCTGGGATGATGCCTCCTGGGCAACAACCTCTTCCACAAGAAATGCCACAGGCTCCTGCCCCACCGCCTCCGGGGCTTCAAGGCCAGCAACTTCCAAGTCCTCCTCCTCCTTCTAATCCTAATCTAGTAGACTCAACTCAACAACAACCTGTTGGAATGGCTACTAATGCAAAAGGTTCTTCAGGTGGACAAGTGCTAATGGCTACTGGGGGCTTTGTAGAAAAGTTTACAGAAGACCAATATAATAAATTTAGTACACACTTTCCATTCTCTAAGGAGCAACGTGGTTCTATTGCACATAATGCAACAGTAGAACATCCTGACCTTACAATGGTTCGTCCTAAAAAATATGTATTTGGGGGACTAAAGTATGCCGTAGGAGGAATGAAAAAAGATCCCCCAGAATGGGTAGGACTTGGAAACCCTAATAACCCATATGTATTACCAACTCTTGAAGTAAAAGGAAAAAAATCTACTCCTAACAGGCCTCCTTACAAAAATGTTGACCCCTATAATTCTGAACCAGTCCCTAAATTTTTAGAGCCTGGTATTCAAGATGAGTCAAGTTATTTAGAAGCTAAAAACAAGCTTAGATTAAGACAAGAATTAGAAGGAGCTCAAGCAAGAATAATGTCAGGGGAAAACATATTTGATTTTATTGATGATCGAAGTAAAGCAGCAAATGCTCTTAGAGACATGTATATAAAATACCCAAATGATGAAAGACTTAGAGCAAAGGAA